CTTAAAAAAACGTTGAACATGTCAACGTATCGCTGGGCACCCCCTTTACCCACAATTGGGAGGGTGGGGCCCAGAATCCTCGTGGAGCCAAGCTCCACGCTCGAGCAAAGACTCGAGGATTACTTCTGTGAAAACAGAAGTGTAGCCGACGTTTTTGAACGTCGCATACACCCCTCCTTCTTGGAGAGGTTCTTGGGCACGCGAAGCGCGCCCGTGTTCCTGTCGGACTTGTGTCCGAGAGACCAGCAACAAGTGTTGCTGCGGAACCTTTATATAAAGGTTTCCGAAGTCTTCAAAAGAAGACTTAGGCAGCGGTTGGACAACCGCGGCCTCAACCAGGTCCGATCCTGGTTCCACACTGCTAACGCAGCAGTGTTGGCGTACTATTGTACGTCCGATTCACCTGATGAAAAGCAGGTAGATCGTCTAACGCGTTGGGCGTTAGAGAACTGCGCAAATAACTACGCGCAGTTCCAGTCAGACTTCAAAAGTCTGAAGAAGGGCATGCGCAAATCGTTTGCCCTTACCGGCAGGATAGACTCCTACCGGTGTAAGGCACACATGGTGCCTTACTACGATCTCTTCAAAAGCAAGAAGGGATTCGAATCCCCAGCCGAGCTGGGGAGGTATGTCCTCACCTGGTGTCAAACCAGGGCAACGGGCATGGCAGACCAAGTGATGGTCCGCCGTTCTCTTGAAAAGTTTAAGAGAACCGTTCAGGAGCCCTCCGAGAGGGTACTAATTCCTGAACCTTACCTCCTGGATGCTACCAGGATGGCCGTGAACACCATGGGTGTTCACGCAGTTGTATCTGTGGGTACAACCGCTTGCCTCGAGAGTACTCGAGGCAAAGGAGGAAAGACAGCTTTCCTCAAGGACACGCTTGCAAAAAAGCGTGTCCTGCGTTTCCAATATAATATGGAAACGCTCGAGCCAACGGCCATTGAGCCGAGGCCGGTGAGGACACCAAATGATGTCCTTAGTTGGGCCGTGCAATCGGTCCTACACCACCCTACTTACGTAAGGTGCGTCCGGGTTCACTCAGTGGTAGAGCCCTCGAAGGCGCGAACGATCACGGTCGCGCCCTACGCCTATCAAGTCATAATGGGCGTCCTGGCACACATGTACCAGGCAACCTTACAGCACAAGCATGTAAGGAGCGGTCTGAAAGCAGACCGCCACCTCTGGAGATTCCTCCAGAAGACACTCAACCCACAGTCGGCTGAGTGGCAGCACCTCCCAGAAGGTGCCACGATCTATGCATTGAGCACGGATCTTTCCGAAGCAACGGACTTCGGAAATCTGACGGTAAGCCGTCAGATATGGCAGTTTTTGATAAAACTGTCATCGGTCCATGAGGGATTTCCTACTGGACTGGCTGTACTGGGCAAGACCTTGTACAACGGGGCACGATTCTTTTTCGTGCCCGACCAAGCTGGTAATTACCAGCTTGTATCCAGACAAAGAGGCTGGATGATGGGTGATATGATGACTAAAGTCATACTCACCATCGCTCATGATGCAATATGCCGCATGAGCCGCCTACAAGTATATAGTCTTGTGGGCGACGATGAAATCGCGCTTAGCGCATCGATTCATCAGTTGGAGACCAATATCTCCAACCTTCAGACTATTTTCAAAGTGTCTGAAGAAGACACGTACATATCGTGTCACCTCGCATTCTATTGCGAGGAGGGGACAATAGTGCCACAAAGGGCATCGTCCTCCAACCACGTCCAAATGAGACGTGGTGAGGAGCTTAGTTACTTAGATTATCCAAGGTTCAGGCTCCTCCTACCTCAGATATCTGAGGTAGACGCCTACTCGATGAGCAATTCGGGTAGGTTCAGCCTCCTAGGGAAGGAAGCTAGGTGGGTTGACAATGTCAACCCACGAGCGCGCAAGCTTTTCACTCGCGCGTCTCTCCTACAGCACATATTGGTGCCACAGGAACCGGACTGCATTAGTCCATACACGCCGATAGAGATCGGCGGTGATGGGGCTATGCCCCATTCCGCGGGCTTTTTAGCCCGTGTGGTTGCAGACAAAAGTCGCAACCCGAGGGAGGTCATATTCAGGATGGCCTCCCTGATGGCCGGAACGACCGGCCATCGGTACGTGCGGTCAGACCGCACGGACAAGGTGGTGCACAAGCACCATCTCTACCTCCCAAAGATGGAGGGGCTGCGGGAACTGCTTCCCGCAGACTCAGTGATCAAACCGAACACTGAGGAGGGACTGTTGTTGTTACGGTCCCTCAAGGTGGACAACATATGTACACCTGAGCGAGCTTTCTTCAAGCTTGCTAAAGCGGCCTATTATAGGGCGCTTCTCAGGGGGGAGGACCCCCCTGAGCCGACGTTTTCACTCGACAGAGTGTTCGCCGGCGGACACACGGATGAACCGTATGTCTCCTTCGATGATTTCTTGGAAGCATGGAAGAATCCTGGATTCGTATTCCAGGATAGCTACGACTATTTCGTAGACATGGAGGCCTTAGGCCTCCACAACCCAATGCAATTGGGTTGGCGATTTGGGCCTACGCCACAAATACGCTCTGGGGAATTGTTTTCCCAGTGGGTGAGGGACAACCTCACCCTGGAAGATCAAGGTCTTCCAGATGTCCTGGATTCTATCCGGAACATGAAGCCATTACCAGATTGGGTGATGGCACGACTCAATTTGTACATTGAGTCGGACAACTACATTATGATGCAGTTGAGGAACCGGGAGACTTTCCCCCGGTTCATTCTTGTCGTGACGCGCGACAAGAAACTCTGCATACGCATGCAGAGGTGGCTTACCGCGAACGGTAAGACGTCAAACATCATACTGTTTGACCCGGCCATCTACATGATGGGCCGGCTCACTGACATAGAGTCAGTGCGCGTCTTCACATGGTATACACCATTCGAAGGCGACGTCGAGTTCATGCTCGACCCTGGAGCTATGCTCCACGTGGACTACACGGAGTTCACGGACGGTTTTCCTAATGAGGAAGACTACTTCGATCGACCGATCGAAGTACTGGATGCAGTACCACGTCATCCAGACGTGGTACTCGTGCGCTTAGCGCACGCACGTGCCTAAGGCACGGTACGCATGCATAGCATGCGTCTCACGGTTTAAACCAACAATTGGTAACCGCGGATTCTGGGTTTTCACCC